CGATGCCGGCGATCAGCGCATCGAAGGCCGCATCGCGGTCGGCAGAGGTCTTGCCCTGCACCACCACCTCCAGTTCCGCCCGATGCTCATAGTGATACTGCAGCGGCGACAGCGTCACCTCCGGCTCCCCGGGTTCGCCGTCGCGCAAGATCACGAGGCCGCCGGCCGGCACGCGTTCAGGCAGCACCTCGCCACGCAGGACGGTGGCGGGCACGGTTTGCAGCACCGCAAGCAGGGTCTGCAGGATGGTTTCGCGAATGGCGGGCATGAGTTGGCCTTACGTGATGACCTTCTATTTTATGCTTGGCAAAAACGGAGCGGTCAGGATTTCTCTCTTACAAAATTGCCTGCGTCAAAAACATCCAAATATTTTGAGAAAAGCTCTTTTCGAAGATCATCACAGCTGCCGATTATGCCTAGAATACCCTGCAAATCTCCTGGCTTTTGTTCGGACAGGATAGGGGCTCCCTTCAGAAAACAATGCCAAACATTGACGATTTCTGTCACCGACGCGTATGAATTCTTAACGTCAGCCGGAAAGGCAAAGTAATCGCTAATTTCTTGATATGCCTCCACCAGCCGGTTCGGCGATCGCAGTTTGTCAAGAAGCTCCGGATTTCCAGTTTTTAATATGAGAAGACCGGCAATCAGGATATATCTTGCGCGATTTTGCAGATGCTGAGACAGCGTTGGCGTGAGAACGGCGGCCGAAACCAGTTTTGTGACATTGCGCAGGGTAAGTGGGCATTTATCGCCCCATAGCTCCAAATAAGTATCTATCGAAGCTTTGTAGTGTGGATTATCCAAGCCCATCCTTCCAGCAACATGCCCAAAATATATCTTGGCCTCACTTCCCTGATTGCCTAGTTGAAGGCTGGTCTCCAAGCCCATCCTGACATCGATAAATTTTTGGAGATACGCGTTTGTGTCGACCCCAGCCCCATATCTTGTCTGTATGGAATTGCTCAACTCTTTCAAATTGACGCCCAAGACGAAATGGACGCCGGGCACCGCGAAGAAGTGTTTAACGATTTCCAGCAACGACAAAGCGTAATCCGGCCTGCAACGATCAAGTTCATCAACAATGAAAATCACTTTCCTTTGTTCCGATTCATTCTCGGCAGCGGTTAATTCTGTCAGAGCGGCCGCGAAATTTTCCATTGCAGAAATGCGTCCGGTTTCAGCCTCCCACATTTTATCGACCAGCTCATTTGCTTGATTGTTTGTTGCATCCAAAGCCGCGGTCACAATCGGCCCGGCAAATTCCGACACGCCAGCAGTTGCCGCAGCAAGACCTATGCGGATCAACGGCTTTCCCGCACTAAACGCCGCATTTTTCAATTTCTTGATTATTTTCTCGGCCCCCTTCTCAGAGGCAAACCTGTCATCCAGTAGGGAAGTCAGAGCGAGAAGCGGATCATCGAGATAATCGTGCTTGAACGCATCAAAATACACGACGATGTCTTTTAGGTGCGAGAATTCGTGTATATGTGCGCCACACCAACACTTGAGAAAATGCGATTTTCCGCTTCCCCAGGGGGCATCAAGGGCGACGACAATGGGATCTTCAAGCGCCGAAAGTAGTGTCGAGAGTTTCTCGCCCATATCCTTTCGACCCAGTTTGCAATGACCTTCAAAGCCGTCTTTTCCAATGTTGATCGTCGGTTCTGGGATATGAAGTTTCATGGTCCACTCAGTCAAATAATAGCACACATTGGCACCACGCGATGGAGTTGCGCGCGCAAATCGCTCCTCACCCTACCATTGTGTAAGCATTGACGGCTATGGCGAATTATTAAAAAGAGGGGTCATGAAATCGTCCAACCCGTAACAATTAGCCCCGGCACGCAGCCTGCCACCTTCTCCACATCCCGCGCCAGATCGAGCCGCTTGCGCAACCTGACCTGGGGCACCAGCAGGAAGATTGGCACCGTGGCGCGACCTCGGCCGGTTTTCGAGCGCGATGCCACCCCCAGCCCCCGGCTGCTGAGCCGCCCGTCGGCAACCAGCATGCTGGGTCCACGGCGGCGATAGACGAAGCGCAGCCGCATCCCCCTCCGCCTTTCCCATTCGCCGGGCGTGAGCCGCGCCCCGCCACGGCCCTTGCCGGCGGCCGGCAACGGGATCGCCAACCAGAAGCCAGCCTTCGAGCGGATCAGCACGCCCCGGTCATGAGCGGCGACGATTTCGGGGGCGTTCGACCAGACGAAGGCTGCGGCATCGAGGCTGTCGCCCTGCTTGGGGTAGGTGCGGTTCCTGATGGTGCGCGGCAGGCGGTGACCCAGCCCGGCACTGGTGATCTGCGTCCGCCAGGCCTGTTTCAACTCACCCCCGGCCTGCGCCATCGCCGCCTTGACGGCCCGCTCGCCGGCCTTCAACTCCGCCTGAAGCATGGCCACGAGATCAGGCTCGAAGTCGATCTTCAGTTTCATGCGGGTACCAGCTCAACGGTCCAGATGAGCCGATCCCGGTCCCGCTTCGGCTCACCCTGGATCGTGAAGTTCTCGGCACCGATGCTGATCCCATCCCCCGGCTTGGGGTTCACCATCTCGGAGACACGCACATCGACCAGCGTGGTGTCCGACAGGATCTGTGCAGCCCCGAAGCCTGTCACCTCGTCCGGCGCCTTGCGGATCACCCGGACAGGCTGGGGCGTGCCACCGGTCGGATACCAGGTGGCATCCAGCCCGAGGTTCACGTCAGCAAACAGCGCATCCATGGCCGCCGCGAAGGCGTTCATCACGCCCGCCGCGCTGTCCGCAGCACCTGCGGCCGGGTGCAGATCGGCAGCGGATTGCTCTCGATCTCGAGGCGCACCCATTCGTCGCGATCCCGGTCGGGAATGGAGCGGGCGTAAAGCGGCAGGCCGAGGGTGTTGACCGTCTCGAAGGTGTCGGCGGGGGCATAGTATATCTCGAAGAGCCCTTCCACGCCTTCAGGGTAGAAGTAGGCCTTGTCGGGCGGCACCCCGAAGGCGGCGTTGCCCCGGTAGCGGCGGAAGGTGATGCCGCCGAAGCTGACCTCGTCGGCCACGCGCGCGCGCAGATCGGCCGCTGCGGCGGTGTTGAGATAGGTCTCGCGCACTTCCTTGTGGGCGACGAGGTCCGAGAAGAAGGCCGAGCCGCATTCGGCGCGCAGCTGCACGGCACCGGTGGAAAGACCTCCCAGATCATCCTCGACGCTTTCGATCAGCGCCTGGCATTTCTTGCGCAGCGCCCCGGAAGCGGGGTTTGTGTTGGCCAGATCGAAGTTCACTTCCGTTGCCGGGGTGATGGCGAACTCGGTGAAGTAGTCGATGACGACGGCGCCGTCCTTCGGGTCCAGCACCTTGCCCTGGATGCCATTCAGCAGGTGATACTCGAAGGTGGCCTCGGCATCATTGCGCAGGCGTTTGAGCCGCCTTGCCACCTCTTGCTGGATCTGCTGGGTTTCGGATTCGGCGCCAAAGGCGCGGATGCCCTGGATTTCCGAGGCCCAGAGCACGTCCTGCTTCTTGAACTGGCGGCAGACAAAGGCCCGCACGTCGCGCCGTTCCGGGATCTGCTGCTCATAGGCCGAGCCGCGTTCGGAGAACGGGATCAGCGACAGCGTCCCGTCGCGGCTCTCGATCACGACGGTGCGCGAGCGCACGCCGCGATCGGCAAAGAGGCCCGAGCCCGTGAGTGTCGCCGGTTTGTAGGGGATGTTTTCAAGCGCGCGGGTGAGCTCGATCACCGAGAAGGCATCGGTGTCGAATATGTCCATGGTGGGCATGATGATGTTCCTTGCTTATCGGACGAGAATGCCGGCTGCCGCCAGGGCAGCGTGGGCCGCGTCGATCTCGGCCTGGGTGGGGGTTCCGGCAAAGACCAGGTCGTTGCCATTGACGATGGCCGGGCCGCGCAGGAGCACGACCGCGTTCACGTCGGCAGCCGTCGCATCGGCCCTGGCCCAGAGCACGGCGACGGCGGTCTCGGTGCCGTCCAGCGCGGCCGGATCATGGGCGGCGAATTTGCCGGTTGCGGTGATCTTGCCCAGCACGGTGCCGGGCTCTAACACCGGGTTACTGGTCCCGGTTGCGATGGTGACGACCTCGCGGGTGTAATCGCGGAAGGCTTCCCAGACGAGGAAGCCGCCGGGGTGAGTGGTTTCAGTGAGAACGGTCATGATCTGTTATCCCTTGCGCTTGAAGGTGCGGTTGATGATGTCGGCCCAGGGGCGAGCCTGTACGCCCGGGCCGGGCTGCGGGTGATGGGTGGCGATGTCGGGATCGGCCTCGGCGCGGGCCGCCAGCAGGGCGGCGCGGACCTCGGCAAGCGGGACCTCGCGTTCAAGGAAGCCCGCCGCCATCTGCGGCTGGCCGGCGAGGCGGCAGAGATCGACCACGGCGCGGGCGTAGTCCATGGCCTCGGTGCGGGCGGTGGTGGGGTCCGAGGGCACCGCTTCCGGCGTCGTGTCAGTGGGACTTTCACCGTCCCCTTCTGCGTTTTCCTCGTTCCTGCCGGTTTCGACCTCGGGCGAGGACCTCGATGCCAGCGCCTCGACCACCTCGGGCGGCGCATTGCGGAAGCGAGTCACATCGAAGCTGGCCGCGATCTTCACGGGCTCCGCGAGCGTGTCCGCAAGGCCCGCCTCCACGGCTTCGGTAGCCGTGAACCAGGTTTCCGCTGCCATGAGCGCGGCGATGTCGTCCTCCGCCTTGCCCGACTTCGCGGCATAGCCCTTCACGAGCGCACCGGCGATCTTGTCGAGCGCCTCGGCCATGGCCCGCATGTCGGCGGCCGTGCCCATCACCAGCCCCGATGGATCGTGGATCATCAGGAAGGCGTTCTCAGGCATCACGACGCTGTCGCCCGCCATGGCGATATAGGAGGCGGCCGAAGCGGCAATGCCGTCGATGGTCACGGTGACGGGGCCCGCATGGCGCTTCAGCGCGTTGTAGATCGCCACCGCATCGAACACCGAGCCGCCGGGGCTGTTGAGGCGCAGGGTGAGGGCCGCATCACCCGGCAGCCTGCCAAGTTCATTGATGAAGTCCTTGGCGCTGACGCCATAGGCGCCGATCTCGTCGTGAATCGAAAGCTCAGCGCCGCCATCAAGGGCGCGGATCAAATACCAGCTGTTCATGGATCAGGTTCTCTTGTTGGGTTCGGTTTCTTTCGGGGGCGTCGCCCGTGCACCCTGCCTCTCGCCTGGGCCTTTGCCGTAGGAGAGCCCCAGCTCGGCCGCGCGGGCCGCATCAGCCGCGTTCTCGCGATCGATCTCCTCGATGTCATAGCCGGTGGCCTCGACCGCCTTCCTGCGCGACATCAGCCCCGCCTCGATGGCGAGCAACTGCGCCTGGATGTCCTTCAGCGGATCCACCCAGTCCCAGCGTGGCGGGATCCAGTGCACGGCCCGGGCTGCGCCCATGTCCGGCAGGTCCAATGCTCCCGCCAGCACCGCCGTTTCCAGCCAGCGCTCCCAGATGGGCCGGCAGAGCTGATGCGCGATCACACCGTGCTGCAGCTGGCTGAAGCGCCGACGGAACTCGACCAGTTCGGCCCGCAGGCTCGAATAGTTCGCCTGTCGCACGTCGCCGGTGACCAGGTGATAGGGCAGCCCCAGCGAGGCCGAGATCGCCAGCAGGGTGCGGTACTGGAAGGCCTCGTAGCCGCCGCCGACATCGGCCGGCGACGAGAACTTCACGTCCTCGCCGGGCAGCAGCACCTGCAATGTCCCGGGTTCCAGGCTGGCAATGCCAGTGCCGTCCTCCCCGTCCTCGACCGCGCCCATCAGCTGTTCTTCGGGGGCGGCCTTGGTGATGAAGCCCGCGAACATCGCGGCCGTTTTCTTGCGGTCAAGTTCCGCATCGTCGTACTGGTCGAGCAGGAACAGCCGCACCATGGCCGGGGCCACATGCGGCAGGCCGCGGATCTGGCCGGCATCGAGCGGGCGGTAGATGTGCAGCACGTCGGTGGCCGGCACCCGGGTGGTTTCAGGCAGGACGTCCCCCCTGTCGGTGCTGTCGCCAGGATGGCGACGCCGGAAGTGGTAGGCCACACGCCGCCCGATCCGATCGAACTCGATGCCGCAGCGGATCACGTTGCCGTTCGGGGCCGTCTCGGTCTTGTCAAACGGCAGCATCTCGGCCTGCAGCAACTGGCATTGCAGCGGCACCCGCAAGCTGTCCTCCGCCCGGCGCGGGCGCAGCCGCACGAAGCATTCGCCGGCCACGAACATCTCGCGGGCCACCATCGCCTGCAGACCGTAGAAGTCCGTCAGCCCGTCCGCATCCGCCTCGTCGGTCCAGGCCAGCCACAGGCGCTGAACACGGTCCCGCAACGCGCCGTCTTCCAGCAGCGATGAGGGCTTGATGCCGTCGCCCACCAGGTTGGCGGCCCAGGCCTCGCAGGCATTGGCGGCATAGCCGTTTGTCACCACAAGTTCGCGGGAACGCGCCAGCAGACGCGGCCCACCGGCCGAGACAAGTGAGTTGATGTTTTCCAAGGGCGGCTGCCAGCCGCGCAACCGGCGCCTTGCCATGGCGCCTTCGAGGCGCGCACGCACCCCCGCGGCCTTGCCGGTCGAGCGGCGGCGCAGGGCATCGAACAGGCCCATCGCTCACAGCCCCTTGTCCGTGGTCACCCGCAGATGCCGGACGATGCGCCGCCCCTCGGCAGCGGCGATCTCGCGCTCAATCGCCTCGATCGCCCGGTCGATCTCCGCCAGGCTGCGGTACTCCACGGTCCTGCCCTCGTAGCTCACGCGCGCCACGCCGGAGGACCGTGAGGCCAGCAACGCCTCGCGGCGGGACTGAAGATCTGAAAGGGTTGCCATGGATCACCCCATGTAATTCGAGCGCAGGGTTCGCCGGCGCCGCGGTGCCGGGCGGCTCAGGCGTTTCGGTGTGCCTGCCGTTCCAGTATCGCTGGCTCCTATTGCCACCTGCCGCTCCAGCTCCGCCCATTGCGCCTCGGACCAGCGATCCGCCCCGGCTATCCAGGCGGCAGCACGGGCGTAGACCCGGCAATCGAGCGCCTCGTTGCGTTCCCGCAGCTTCTGCCATTCGAGCTTCGCAAAGCCGCGCTTGTTCTTCACCGTCACCAG